GGAACCGCCCAATCTGATTGATAAGCGCTGCCAAGATACGCCCCACCTGGCTACCTAGGCCGCTCATGTCCAGCCCGGCCAGGGCGGTGGTGAGGCCATTAAAGAGGCTGGCCAGTAGTTCACCGATTGGGGCCTGTTCCAGGAAGTTAGCTGCGCCAGACATTAGCCGACCCAGGCCGCCGGTAGCATCGGCCAGAATGTTTCCTAAAAATCCAGCCACATTCTCGCGGATAGTCCCCAAGTTACTGAGTACCACATCCCGTAGGTTGGCCCCATTCTCAATCAAGGCTGCAAAGTTAAATACGAAGTCACTAACCGCCTGGATGCCGGTATTGATGCGGTTAAAAGCCCCCTGCAAGGCCTTCATCGGGTCCATAGTGTTGAGTCCTAGCACCGTCCCGAGGGCAGCAATAGGCCCCTTGGTGCCAAACAGGCCCTCCTCCCCGATCAACGACTTGATTACCTCGTTGTAGGCACTGAAAGCGCTCTGGGTGCCCTTCATCTGGTCGTCCAGGTCACGCATTACCCCAAAAATGCCGCCACTAGGGTCAAACAACACTGACTTGAAGCCCTGGATCAAGCCATCAACCGACTCGCTGGCCTGTTTCTTAAAATCTTCGGTGATAAATTTCTTGCCAACTTCCTCGATCAGCTTCACCCGGGTTTTGACATCCAGATCTCGCAGCGTGGCAACACCTAATTCCTGCAGGCGCTTTTCAATTTCGTTGAGGATGACCGGGTTCTGCTCAAAAAACATATTGGTACGCAGCTCCGACACGCTGGCACCGCTCAGCGCTTTGGTCAACCCCATAGCCGTATTGCCGACCTGCTTGGTGCTAGCCGCTGTCAGGGCCCCGAACGATTCAGAGATACCTGTCACGGTATCTTCAAACCCTTGTAGGTCCACCTCGCCATCAATGCCCCTGAAGGCTTCCAGCACATTGTCCTGGATGGTCGTTGCCAGGTTCTTATACTCCTGGGTGGCCCCGGGCAGGGTAGCGGCTGACTTGGCCAGGCGGTTGTTAAGGCTTTCGATGACCGTTACAGCCTCTTCATAGCTTTTGCCGGTCAGGCTGGCAAAGGTGGTGGCAGCATTGATCTGCTCTAGCTGTAGCTGATTGGCCTGGTTGATCGCCCCGGTGATGCTCTGGGCCGCCTCCTGTGCCTTGCCAATGGCAAAGTTAAAGCCCTGGGTGAGTAGGTTGGCCTTGAAGACTGCCCCGGTCAATGACTCGGTGACGCCCTTATTCACCTGCTGACCAACGCCATCAAAGGTGCCACGGATCTGCTGGCCCAGCCGCTTGATCGGCCCACTGGCAAAGTCCTGGGCGCTGATCTTGATAAACAGGTTGGATACGAGCCCTTGCATCACCTACGCCTCATGGATCGGTTCTCCGCCTCAACTGCCGCATTGTGGATGGCGATAGCCCGATACAGCCGCAGGATAGGCATTTCCTCATACATTGGCAGGCTGGCAAAGCTACGGCCACTCAGGTGGTAGACCGTCTCTAGGAATCGGTCGTCGTCGTAGTCGATGACGCCGCCAAAAAAGGGGCCATCGCCTCTGATATTAAGGCGAAGTCACCAATGCTTAGCTCCTCTAGCTGCACCAGGTTGATGTCACTTTGCTCCCCATAGCGAATGCAGCAGCGGGCGGCCAGGCGTAGGGCTAGCTCTACCTCATCATCGAGGGGTATGTTCTCCTGGCGCATGGTGCGCCGGATGCCGCGGATGTCGCCCACCGTTGGGCCACGGAACCCGATCACCTTGCCATTGGATAGCGTTACCTGCCCGGCCCCGTCGTCGTCAGTCAGTCGTTGTAGTTTCATCAGCCACGGCTCCAGTCATTGGCCCGGCCAGCCAGGGTAAGCATGGATACGTCTTGGCTTTTCTTGTCCGACTCGGCCAGGGTGAACCGGGTTGGCATGAAGCCGTAGATGATAAAGGGAGCGCCAATGTTAACCGGATCTGGGGCATACTCAACCGGCTGGACAGTCAGCGTATAGCCACGGGCATTAACATCAGCGCCACGACGTAGCCTAAAGTTTTTCCATAGGGTAATAATTTCGTCATCCGTCTCGGGCTCATAGGCCTTGGTTAGCCCGATCTCGGCGATAGAGCGAGGCCCTAGAAGCGGGTAGATGCGATTGCTGAAACCATCAGAATATTCTGAAGTCTGGGTACTGTCGTCAATACCCGAAAACGTCTCAAAATAACAGGTCAAGTCCTGCATTGTTACCAAGAACTGGTTCTTGGCGATAGGGTTAATTCGTGGCATGGCAGTACGTCAGGGTTACTGCTCTTAGTGTGCCCAGCCATGGATCCAGGCTAGGGAAGTAAAATATCTGGAAGGACGGGGTTGACAGTTCGATATGCAGGGGGTATATTGAGAAGTGTTGAACCACTTACGGAAGATAACCATGAACGCCCAGTCATTGAACGCCCAGTCATTCTTCATTACTCCCAAATGGGAAACCGTTTACAGGCACAATTATTTTGATCTCGGACTAGAAGACGATCACTATACCTGGTTCTACCAAAAAGCTATAGAACTTGGCCTTAACCCGGATGAGCATGTGACACAAAGGCCACTAAGCAAGATGGGGTGGGACACCATGAACTGTTACATTACAGAAGATCTCTATCGTGCCCTTACTCCAATTCGTTAGTGGAAGTCAGCGTAAGGCACTAGCGCTAGCCAATAGTCTATTCTTCACGCCACTGTCGCACAATATAGACCCCTCGCTCGTGCCTTCCTGCTGGCCCTACCACCCCATCTTCATCTTCCTGGATCAGCACTGATTCTTGCCCTTTTCCTATAAAGCGGGAGTTCAATCTTTCGAGTATAGGATTGATTTTTTCGTCTATTTTGTACTTATACGGAATCTTGTCAACAGTATACTCGCCGCTAGCAGACTGCCTAATTATCAGGGGGTCTTTTACATTTCCGAAATAAACTCTAAATTCACCTTCTTTCTTATCCCACAATTTCGCCTTCAAGAACCCGCCAGCGTTGGAGTCCCATTCTGACCCATGGCTCTCATTCCACATTGAAATGAACTTTTCTGTGTACTGACGCCCTGTCACTACCGTTTTTTGAGGTTTGTCCTTATTCTTTTCCGGCTGCCTGGTTTCCTGACTTGCCACCCACTCTGCTGCAGTCTTGGCCTGGCCTGGTAGCGGCTTGCGGCAGTTGCGGTTCTGACTGATGCAAGTATAGCCACAGGCATAGCCCTTCTTGCAAGCCTTCACCTGCTTGGTATTGCCAGCCAGCTTTAGCCGAGCAAAGTCTAAGGCATCCTCCATGAAGTCTGCCCCATCTTCATCGGGCAGATCTTTAGGGTTGACTGGCGCATAGCTTAGCGCACCATCAGCGACGGTGTAGTTGAACCGCACCCCATCGCCCAGGAAAATGCCAGATAGCCTACCTCGGGAGTCTCGTTCTATCGTCTGAACCGCCACCGTCCCCCTGGTATAGATGGACTTGATCACCAGGTTCATGACTTGCTTGACCTGCTCTGGTGTCGGGTTCTTGGGTAACTTCATGGGGGTTCTTTCTAGCTAGTCCGTTCTACCACCTGATCAATCGCCACCCGAATGACGCCGACGAAGATGCGCTCAGCGGTTGGGCTGGGGGCCACATAGCTATCAATGCGGATGATGCCATCCTCCAGGTCGAGGGCTGGGTTGTTGGTCCGGTCGCAAATGTTCAGAAACGCATCGGCAGGCGTTGCGCCAAAGAATGCACCACCCGACCAAAACCGATAGGCCACCAGGTCGGCGGTTTCTTTGATGCGGTTGAACAGTACGCCCTGGCCGTCGATCACCGAGAACAGGATCTTGCCATTGGTCAGCGCTGTGTACAACGTCCGGGCATAGACATTGAGGATAATCCGGGTATTGATAAACCGATAGTAGGGGCTAACGCTACGGGTTCTGGCTCCGTAGACGACAATGCCAAGGCCCTTGAGGTTTTTCACCACATTGATCTGGTTGGCATTGAGGTCAGCGTGTTCGCTACGGCTTAGCTTGACCCGTACATCCGCCACACCCCGCAGCGGGAACTGGGGGCCTGCTGGGGGCTGGTTGAAGCCTTGGCTAGCATAGCGGCGCAGTGCAACGGTGGCAGCGGCCAGGGCAGGGCTGATGTCATCGTTGTCGGTATCCTTTAGCCATGGGCAATAGTAAGCCAGATGGCCACGGTCGCTGGCGTAGAGCATCCCTTCGGTCTTAAATTCAGCCTTAGTGTCGATGGTGCTGGGCGGGCCACAGTCAGCAAGGGCCATCCAGTCATAGTTCTCGCTAGCTGACTTGGCTTCTAAGATATTGGCGATCTGGGTGCGCTCAAACTGTCGGGTAAGGCTATAGAAAGCCTCCGGGCATACCAGGAAACCTTGCTCATCATCTTCGTCAAAGCTATTCTCGATGGCGTAGATGTAGTCCCAGTAGTTAGCCGTCGCTGGTGCCGCCACAGCAGCCACCGTCAGGTTAGCGGTTGTCGCTACAGCGGTGAAAGCCGTGGCGGTGGGGTTCTTTTGGCGAATGTAGAACTGGCTATTGGCAAAGACGCTGGCCCCAGCATCATTGATCTCGTATTCAGCCTCGACGGCGGTATTGATGGCGGTGGTGCCATTAATGGCGGTCACCAGGCCGGTGATGATGGTGGTCGCGGTCGGGGTGGGGCTAGCGGGGGCGGTGTAGGTAACAGCGGTGCCATTGATGGTGACGGTGAACGCCCCAGCGGTAGTATTGGTGATGGTGACGGTAGTGACAGGGGCGATGGCCGCCTTGACGTAGTAGAACTGCCCATTGGGCACATTGCGAAAGAAAAAGGCAAGGTTATTTAGGTTGACGGCACTCGAGCTAGTAAAGACATTCTCGAAGTCGTCAACACTGATTACCTGGGTGGGAGTATTGGCGGTGCCACCGGTGGCGGTGCCAACATAGTAGACCCGGTTAAAGGGGGCGATAGTCGCTGGAATAGGCCCCTCAGCGTTTTCGTAGACGTAGACGCCTGGAGCGGTTTGGGTAGCAGCGTTGAGGGCAACCATAGCAGCTTGGGATAGACTGCTTTTAGTGTGCCCAGCCATGGATCCAAGCTAGGGAACCGGATAGTCTAGCTCCTGGTCAAGTACGCTATCCTCCAGGTCGTTAGCCTTGGCCCGACGTAGGCCCACCTTGATTTCTTCCAGCGGGAATGGCTGGCCGGGGACCGGTATCGATGGATCCACAGGCCTAACAGTATCCGGCGTGCCAGGGGTGCCGGGGGTGCCAGGGATAATTTCTACCAGGCCAACATCGGCCAGGTGCTGCACGATGTCGGAGTAGACCAGCACTGACAGACTCCAGGTTTGGTTATAGGTGTAAATGCCCTCAGATAGGCCGGTGAAGGACTCTGATACCAGCGCCATGGGTTCAAAGTTGACGATGCGGTTAAGCCCCTCCAGTTCACCAGTATAGGCCGGGCTGTAGCCGCTCAGGGCTAGCCAGCAACGGTCTAGCACCAGGTAGACGCCGCTGTGGGTGGATAAGTTGATAAATTCTGCCTGCAGGCCCCATTCGATGGTCATCCGCTGGCTGAAGTCACGGCGGATGGAGTCGATGATCTCGGGTGGGTCAAAGCGCCGTCGTTGCATTGAAAAAAATATCTGGCTGCGATAGGGCGCTAGCTCAAATTCGACTGGAGAGGCCGGAAATGCTTGCACATCGACGCCAATAGGTTCCATCGCCAGCCGCAGCCGGTGGATGATGCCTGACTCCAGGGTATGCAGCAACGAGGTAAGCGGCATTAGAAACTTTTCATTCCGTTGTAGGTAAAGACCCGACCGGCACCATTGACGACAAAGGGTCGGTTGGTCCGGCTCTCAGTCGTCGTCACCTCATCAGTGACCGTCAGGCCCAGGCTAACTTTGCCAGCAGCGGCCTCTCTTAGCCACTTGAGCGCATCCTCGTAGCGCAGCCGGTAGTCTTCAGGGGGGCGGTTCTTGGTGAGGGTATAACGGGCAATGTCGAGGCAAATGCGCTTTAGCCGCCTGGGCGGATCGTCCCGCAGGCCAGCAACGTTGTAGCGTTCCTGCAGGTAGCTATCGATCTCATCCGACGCATCCTCCAGCGCTTCGGTCATCCGGTCATTGTCCGGGTTATTGACGGTGGGAGCGTCAATGTTAGCGGTGCGCCGGGCCTCGACGGTGCCAAAGGCCTCAACAAAGTCATCGACGGTGGCATAGGGTTCAGCCATCGCTAGGTTCCTCCATCTGGCTAGGCTGCTCTGGCTTACCCAGGTGGATCGCTAGCTGCTTGGCCAGACTATCACTGAGGCTGATCGTATCCCCAGCTTGATATAGCTGGCCATCGTGCAAGATGGATCCATGGGTGACGGTATATTTTTTCATAGCGACTGGCTTAGTGGGTAAGTACCTTCAGCATTCCCTAGTGCCACAACTGCATCAGGCCACGGACAGCGACCACGACCCAGCCAGCGCTGATCACCGAGGCCCAGGCGGTGGATACCCAGGAGCGATGGCGGCGACGGATAGCGACCCGGGTGGCCCCGGCAAACAGGAGGCAGGCTGTCATGGCAGCCAGGCCCAGGACAATGTAGACAATAGCCATAGCAGATCCCCATCGTTTTGCTTAGGGTGCCCAGGCAACAAAAAACCCCGGGCTAGCCGGGGCAATGCAACAGCCTAGCAGATCAGACCCTGGCCGCCCAGTGGCGCTCTAGCAGGTCGTCTGCCGTCCTGGCCAGGTTGATCCGGGCACCGTCGTTGATAGCCTCAGAAATAGCGCCTAGGTGGTATATGGCCATTTTCGAGTAATACTTAAGCGCCCCAGCTAGGCAGGACATCCACAGGGGCAGCTTCTCCCAGGTGGGATGCTGGCTATTGTAGAACTGGCTAAAGCCTTTGATCGGCTCCTGCAACGACTCCCGACACTGGGCCAAGCTACTGCCTTGCTGGCTGGCTAGCACCACCAGGGCCTCCATGCAGGCTACATACCGGGCAGCCATGGTATCAACAGGCTCCCCGCTGACTAGGCCATCATTCACCAGTTGGATGGCGCGTTGTAGGTCGCCCAGGGCATCAGCGCTGGCTGGCCGCTCAGCTAGGATGGCTGGCTCTAGGTCAGCAAGGCGGGCAAGGGTCTTAGTCATGGGTGGATCCGATGTACGTCCCCACTAGCCTAGCAGAAACCCGAACAAAAGCCTATGGCCGGAAGGAAAACGCCTAAAGCGGGGTTGACAGCTCGATATGCAGGGGGTATATTGAAGCCATCGAACCACTTACACCGAGGACCGACCCATGCCCAAGTTCATCAGCATTCAAGACGGCGCTTACCTGCTTAACCTAGCTCACATCGTTAGCATCGAGGTGAATAAAGGTTCCCTGGAAGTCACCTGTAACGATGGCCAGGGGGCCTACACCGTAGATGACCCCGGCGAGATGAAGCGCCTCATGAGCCTGATCGAGGTAGCTTAAGCCATGATCATCAACGGCATCGACACATCCCTGATCAAGTCCCCAGTAGATCCCTGGTACTATGGCCTGCTAGACGGGGCGCTCTACGAGGTAAATAAAGGCTGGGCCTGGGGCGTTGCTGAAGTCCGCGAGGATGGCTACGTGAGCCACTTCAAAGACCTAAGGCAAGCCTTCCCCTGGCCAGCAAAGCAACCGCTATACGACAGCATCGAAGCAGCCGCGCCTGAAGCCTGGTGCTAACCACACTCCCCCGCAGACCCCCGGCCTAGCTGGGGGTTTTGCTTTGGGCCACATAGCTGAGCAGGTCCAGAAACCGGCTGCCCCGCACTGGCGCGATCTGGTCCTCCAGCGGCTGGTACTGGCTGATCGCCCGCA